ACTAATACCAGGAGCATTGAGACCAGTAGTGATTCCAGATAAGAATAAATCGCTAGTAACAATATCGCCAAAGGTACTAATACCAGGAGCATTGAGACCAGTAGTGATTCCAGTAAGTAATAAGTTTGCTCCACTAATGCTTCCTAAAGTACTGAATCCAGAAACATTTAATGTAGTAGCAGTAGCATTACCTAAAGTGCTAATACCAGCATTAGAAAGTCCTGTAGTATTGGTTTGCCCTAATGTTGTAATACCTGTAACTCTAAGTCTGGTTAGATCAGCACCTTGAGATGCATTAAGACCTCCAGAGAATGTAGAGACTCCAGATACATTTAAAGTAGTAGCAGTAGCGTTACCTAAAGTGCTTAATCCAGCATTAGAGAGTCCAGTGGTATTGGTTTGTCCAAGAGTTGTAATACCAGTAACTCTAAGTCTAGCTAAATCAGCACCTTGAGACGCATTAAGACCTCCAGAGAATGTAGAGACTCCAGAAACATTAAGACCTGTAGTTACTCCAGCAAGAGTTAAGTTTCCTCCACTAATACTTCCTAATGTGGAGAATCCAGAAACTACTAAAGTTGATGCACTAACATTTGCTGTATTTCCTGAACCAGAAATATTAGTTAATCCAGATCCATCTCCAACAAAAGCGGTTGCAGTTACAGTTCCTACAATTCTTACATCACCAATGACCTGAAGTTTTGATGTTGGATTTGCTGTTGAGATTCCAACATTGCCTTCAGTAAAATAAGTATCGTATGTATTAGTTCCTAATCCAACAGACCAAGGATTAACAGCAAAAACTGTAGTTCCTATACCAACATTTTTGGATGCATATAGTTTGGCATCAAATGTGTTTAGAGCTAATTCTCCTAAAGGTACTTGATCTGGTGTTGGTATTTTTCCAGATACTGCTGACCTTTTAAGCCTAATTTTGGGATCTGCCATTTAATTGATGTTGGTATATACCGCACAACTTAGTAGAGACTAAGCTTTAGAGATATTTATGAATTAAACTCTTCGTCTTTTTGGATTCTTTTTGATTTTGTTGATAATTTGTTAATTTCTTCTTTAAGTTGAGCAATTGTTTTAGTAAGTTGCTCAACTTGAGTCTCTAAGACGATATTTTGATTATATAACTCAAAAGATTTTTGTTGATATTTTGCAAGAACTGCCTTTAGATCATCTTCAGTCATAAAAAGAGGAGAAAAACTCCTCTTATTTAGATTGTTGATTTAATAATCAAAATGCACCACAATCAATTGTGATATTTTCCAAAGTTCTTACTCCACCCGCACAATTAATTACTTGAGATTGACCAGCACAATCGTTAATCCATAAAGCACCAATCTCAATTGAAGCATATGAACTAAATGTAATTTGGGGACTATTATTGTCTGTTCCTCCACCATCAGCAACTTCAGAACCAAATACAAATCTTGAGGAGTTTTGTTCCCAAATAACTGCTGATTTTTTAGCAGATGATTGATAATAGTTAAATAATACTCCAAGATCCCAGGTTGTCGTTGTTGATGGAGCAGATCCGTCAACAATACCCAACTCAATAGTTCTATCTTCTACTGTTAATGAGGAAGTATTAACCTGAGTGGTTGATCCATTAACATATAAATTTCCGCCAACGGTAACATTACCACTTGACGATAAAGAAGAAACTGTCGTAACACCTACATTTAATCCTGTTGCAGATATTTGTCCTAAAGTACTAATACCACTAAAGTTTGCTGAAGTTCCAATGACTGATGTTAGTGTACTAATACCAGTAAAGTTTGCTGAAGTTCCAGTGACTGATGTTAGTGTACTAATACCAGTAAAGTTTGCTGAAGTTCCAGTAACAGAAGTTAATGTACTAATACCTGGAGCATTAAGTCCTGTAGTCACTCCAGCAAGTGTTAAGTTTGCTGCACTTACACTACCTAATGTGCTAAATCCAGAAATAACTGCAGTAGTAGCAGTGGCATTTCCTAAAGTACTTAAACCAGCATTAGAGAATCCAGTGGTGTTGGTTTGTCCTAAAGTACTAATACCAGTAACTCTAAGTCTAGCTAGATCAGCACCTTGAGATGCATTAACACCTCCAGAGAATGTAGAAACTCCAGAAACGTTAAGTGTTGTTGCAGCGATGAATCCAATGGTACTGATACCAGTAACGCTCAATGATGATGAGTTCAGGTTATCTGAAAAATTACCATTTCTCCATTTTTGAGTAGAGATTCCAATGTCATATGTATTATTGACATCTGGAGTTAAATTTGATATAAATTCTCCAGTTACATTAATATTATCTGTATTTTCATTACCTAAATTAATTGTGCCGCCTTGAAATGTTACAACACCTACAAAGTTGGCATATCCAGCAACATGTAAATTTTGTCCAATCGTAACGTTTTTATTAATTCCAACACCACCATCAATTTGAACCGCACCTGTATCAGCATTTCCTAAAGTATTGTCTGTGGTATCGGTAAATGTTGCAATACCACTAAAAACTGGATTTGCAGAACCACTTGCCCAACTTAAATTACCAGATCCATCATTGGTAAGAACAGAAGAAGAAGCACCTTGAGATGCTGGAAAATAATATGTAACAGCCGCTCCAACTAATGCTGGTGCAGCAAGAGTGATATAATCTGTTCCATTGGAAGTTCCCTCAACAAGATTAACTCCACTACCTCTTGCTGTGGTCTCTTTTGTCCAATAACGATGAGAACCAAAAAATTTATTTGTTGCCGTTGAGGAGGTCAGACCTACATATAGATCGTAACTATCTGTTGTAAATCCAGGTTCACCTGCCCTCAGTCCAGGGAGATTAGCAAGAAGACCTCTCTTAAACTGTAAAACAGGAGCTGCCATCTTCTACACACTACTTTTTACTATTTATTAATTAAAATCCTCCGCCATCCAAATCAATACGATTATCTAAATCCACATCTAAAACATTCTCAAAATCTGCGGGCAATCCTGGTTGCGTTGTCTCTGTAGTCGCAGATGCACTTAAAACTGCATCTGGATTCACCGCAGTATATTTACCCGTTGATGCATTGTACATAATAACATATTTGTCAGACACTGAAGTTCCATCAAAATCAACTAAGTCTGAAAAACTTGCTGGCACTTGTATGCCTCCAATAATTGGTTTTACGTTTGTTTTCTGTTCGGACTTTAACCGAACAGAAAAAATTTGACTTGGAGAAACTGTGACTTTATATGTCATACTGATACCGTATCGGAGACGATTATCATACCCTCAAATACTTTAGATATTGATGTTCCGACATTATTTGTAATCACGACATCATAATAATTTCTACCCGAAGACAAGTCGGATGTCACTGTTGATGCCATTGATATTTTAATTTCACCTTTTGCTGAAGTAACAGTAGTCTGAAATGATTTATAATCTGATGCCGCTGGATGCTTACGTATTCTTGCAGTTGCTGTATATCCAGTCAAATTAAATGCACTATCATCAGCGTTCTTTACAATAAAAGTTGACTCAAAAGTAGTTCCTTTATCTAAAGATAGATTGATTGCAGATGCCATGATGCATTTTTTTAACTATTTATCTTCTTTCTGTTGTTTGATCAACTTTAATAATTCTGCAGTTGATCCTACGTATAAAGCATTATTGACAGTTGTTGGACCTTGATACTTATTTTCATCAATGTCTCTTATTTTTTTCTGCAAATCCATTAATTTATCTGTTGCATCAGAAACACTCTTAATAAGTTGTCCTGCAACTTCATATGCTCTTGGCATATCACTTTCTTGTGCCAATTCCAAGATTCCATTCAGTGCTTCTTGTCCTTTTTCTATAATCGCATACAAGTTTCCTCTTGTATATTCATAATCTTTTTTAATGTCATCCTGAGTGGAATCTATTTTTAGTTCTGGAATTGCAGATTCCTTTTCAGAAACAACAATCTCAGAATCAACATTAAATGTTTGATTTAGATCTTTATACTTTTTTTCAATATTCATAAGATTATTTTAATTAATAGTTCCACTAAAACCAAAATCGTCACCAAACTCAACCAAATTATTGTCCGATGATGTAATAGACTTGACAGGATCTCCAACTAAGTGTGTCGTAATTGTTGTTCCATCTTTTCCTCTTTCTACTTGTATAGAATCATTATTGATGTTAACAACATAAACTTCTTCACCATTAATGTCTAAGTAAGTTTTATTTGTAATTGATGAAGTATCAGAAACATAAATTGTTGTATCCGTTTTTGTAACATCTTTTGTTATGCTGGCAATGACATTCCCAGTATAATTTTTGATTGCTCTTGGTTCAGTTGAATATACAACTTCTCTTGTTGTATTTGTTGTATCAGTTCCTGTAAGATAACTGATTTTTGTAGATTTGATAATATCTGAAGTTGCAGTAGAAACTGGACCAAACAAATAAGTTTTTGCAGTAAATCTTAGCGTATAAAGCAAAACACGACGAGTTGTAAAATCGCCCTCATAATCATCCTGAAAAGTTACGTTTTCGAGTACTATAGGTATATCTTTCTTTTCATTAATACCATTCTCTAACAAATTAACTGATAATGTATAAGCTGGTTGGAAATATGGCAAAATTTGCTCAATAATTTGTAGAGCATCATCATTTATTTTTGACATAATGCTCAACTCAAACTGCATATTATATGGAACTGGCATGTAAACTTTTTTTACAACGCTTCCATCAGAAGAGTCTTTTGTTAAAAATTGTTGAGTTGTTGTTACTTTTCTTGCTGGATCATAAACTATTCCAGTAAACTCAAAAGACATTCTTGGCAAAGTAATTTGCAAAGGTTTGTTGAGATTTGGAGATTGTTCTAATCTTGCCAAAAACTTTTGAGTTGGACCATATGCCAAAGGAACTTTTATAACGCTTACAACGTTATCTGAAGAATTTGTTCTTTTAATTGTAATATCATTAAACAATGTTCCAAAAGATATTACTGTTTTTCTAAAAATTTCGTTATAAAAGTACTCAAACATTTTAATTCATGTACATAGAGATTCGTAAATAATATTTATGCTTGCCCAAAAGGATTTCTTTCAGTAAAGTCAATGATTA